GAAAATGGAATATTTAACAACCAACCAAGCGGGGCAAATCTTGAGGCTTTCACTCGATGAGAGTCGCCAATATTTCGCGGCGGCGTTTACTAATTATTTAGTAATTTTAACGCACGAGGAAAATTCCACAACAGGAACCGACCTCGCTCAGGTGGCAACCATTTTTAACGAAAACCAACGAATAACGACGCTCATAATTACAACAGCAGGACTCACCATTTCGGGGCGTTATCGTTATTCTGTTTATGGTCAAAATTCGGCTGTAAATTTGAACCCTAACGACGCCTCGGTAGTTGGATTGTGTAGAATAGGATGGGCTGTTATGAGTGACGCGACGAATTATTACGATTTGCCTAATATAACTATTAACGACGATATAATTTACAATGGATAAAACTCTAAATAACGCGGTAAGTGTGAAGCTCGCCGATTATACGGTCGTTAGTTCGGCCGAGAAAACCGACCGGGGCGGCTGGGTTAATTTCGGGGTAAATAATCTTTTTCCCCAATATCTACGCGAACTCGCCCAAACGGGAGCGGTGCACGGTTCGCTGTGTATTTCAATCGGCGATATGATAGCGGGGAAAGATTTGGCGGTGAGGGTTTATCAAAAGCGAATAGATGAATTAAACACGTATGAGGTTTTTTACGGATGCGCTCACGACTATAAAAAATACGGCGGGTTTTACATCGAGGTAATTTATACTTACGATCGCGAGAACGTCGCCAAATTGCGCCATATTCCTTTTGAGGAATGCCGTTTAGGTATTCACGGCGAGGACGAGGAAATAATGGGCGTTTGGCATTCGAACGATTGGGCGGCTACTAAGCGCAAAAGGAATAAGCCCGAATTTATCCCTCTTTTTAATATCGCAAAAAAAGCCGAGGAACCGAGACAAATTTATTATTGTTTCAATTATACAAGCGGCCAATTTTACCCACGTCCCGATTACTATTCAGCGATTAACTCAATTGAATTAGCTAAGGAAATTTCGGTTTATCACATTAACAATATCGTCAACGGCTTAATGCCGTCGTTTATCGTTTCAATGTTTCAAGGTGCCCCCGACCCTGAACAACAGAGGGAAATGAAACGGGATTGGGAACGCGAATTAACGGGGGCGAAGAACGCGGGAAAGTTTATAATGACGTTCAATGAACGCGATACGCCGAAACCTGATATTACGACTTTTCCGTTAAGTGATGCAGACAAGCAATATCAATTTTTAAGCGAGGAATCGACCTCACTTATAATGGTTGCCCATCGAGTAACGACACCTCTTTTATTTGGTATACGCTCGGCCTCGGGCTTCGGTTCGAATAAAGACGAAATGGCGGTGGGATTAGAAATTTTCACTAACCAAGTTATTGAGCCCGCTCAACGTAAAATTTCCAAAGCATTCGAGGACGTTTTAAGTTGGGAAATGCCCGGTTTAACTATTACGGTCGTTCCGAATACACCGCTTAAAAAAGAGGAACCGACCACGGTTACCGCTCCAGCGCAACCCGCCGCCCTCGAGGCTGAAAAAAAAAAGTGTTGTTCGGTTGAATTAGCCGAGGACTCATATAAGCCCACCAATGAAATGGCCCGAGCGGCCGAATTGGGGCTAAAATGGCGCGAGCAGTACGGGAGAGGGGGAACCGAGGTCGGAGTTGCAAGGGCTCGCGATATTTCGAATTTAAGAAACCTATCGGTTGACACTATTAAGCGAATGAATAGTTACTTTTCTCGCCACGAAATCGACAAAAGGGCTCTCGGTTGGAACGCGGGCGAGGATGGATTCCCAACTGCTGGCCGTGTGGCTTGGCAGTTATGGGGCGGCGATGCGGGGAGAGATTGGGCCGCGAGAATAGTTACCCGAATTAAGCGCGAGGAATTGAGCTCAGAGGTTGCCGACGAGTTAATCGCTCTCGGTGAGGACGCGCCCGAGGGATATATACTTATCGATTCTTATGATGTCGATTATGAGAACGACGATAAAGAAAATGAGGAACTCGTTAAAATCGAGGCGCACGAACTGGCCTATGTTGGCTCGGCGAAACCAAAAGAGGAAAGCGATCAAGATTCAACCAATTACGCGGGCGTGACGTTTATGACGCGTTATAGATTTTTCGGCAACCGCACTAGTGAGCGCCCATTTTGTAAAAAAATGATGGCGGCCGATAAGTTGTACCGTAAAGAGGATATTGAGGCAATGGAATTTAAAGCCGTTAACCCCGGTTGGGGGCCGAATGGAACTAACTATTATAGCATTTGGTTTTATAAAGGCGGCGGTAATTGTAACCACCTATGGAGAAAAGAGGTTTACATCAGCGCCGAGGGAACGAATCCACTCGCAAAAGATTCGCAACGCATCGCAGTTGCACGCGCCGAGCGAATGGGTTATAAAGTTCGTAATAATGAACTAGTCGCATTACTCCCCATCGATATGGATTACAATGGCTTTCTACCAACTAATCCCGTATATGGAAAAGACGGGATAAATTACAGACGTTAAAAAAAATACTATGGCTGAAATACTTATAATAAGCGACGTGTATATTAAAAAGTACACCAACATTAACGGGGCGGTCGATCCCAATTTATTGTACCCCGCGATTTATTTGGCTCAGGACAAGCACCTCGCGCCGTACTTAGGTACTTCATTATACGAAAAAATTAAAGACGATATTTTAAATAACACGCTCGCGGGGGCGTACCAAGACTTGGTTGAGGATTACGCCCGCCGAGTTGTGTTATGGTGGGCAATGGTCGAGGCCGCTCCGACGTTGACTTATAAAGTCGATAACGGGACGATGGTTCAAAGGACTTCCGAGGATTCTCAACCCGTCGGCGATACGATTTTTAAAGACCAGTTAGCGCGTTGGCAACAAAACGCCGAGCACTACACCTCGTTAATGGTTGATTGGTTGTGCGCGAATTCATCGTTACTACCCGAGTATAGTAACAACCAATGGCCCCAGCGCCCGCCGATTACAATACAAAAGAGTTCGGCGAGTTATATCTTCAGCTCAGGAAATACCGCGAGCTCGAGAACGGGTTACCGTTACCGCTCGATTAATCAAATACCTTAATGACTAAAATCAGTAAAAGCGCCGAGAAACGCCGTTTATATATCGAGGCGTTAAAACGCTACGAAAAACAACTGCTTTCTAAAACGAAACCGAAAAAATGAATCTACTCGATATTGACTTGAGCCAACCCGTAGACGCTATGTTTAAAACGGGAATGTTTTTAGTCGTTGCCACGGGGCTCGAGTTTGCGAGTGGATTCCCGCCGCTATTAATGGACTGCGCGAAATTCCTTGCATATCTTGGGGCTTCGATAGCATTTTGGAAATTTATGGGAATGCTTTTGTTTCCGAGTAAATTCAAGAAAAAAGAGTCCGAATGATACTCGCGGGGCTCATTATTGCGCTGGTGGTTTTCGGGCTTTATATCATATATGAGTTTATGGTGTTAAATCGTTTAATGGATGAGAGCGAGAATCGAATCATAAAAATGCTCGATAAGGCGGTCGATAACGTGAATATTTTTTTTATAGGATTGTGGGCCTCGTTATGGAGCTCTGACGATCACGACGACGACGAACTAACCGATTAAATCAAAAATAAAATGGACGAACTTTTACCCACTTCAAACGGCGATGCGATTCGCGAGGTTATTATCATTCTGATAGGTTTGATTATTCGCGCCATCGAGAAAAGAAAATTAAAAAAATCAGTTAATGCCGAGTCGGAAAATTGAATTTTGCGTTGAGGTACTGCGGGACGCTTGGGCGTATGGTTCCAAGACGTTCGCCGAATTGCACCCAACCGAGCCCCAGCCATTTTTGACGTGTACTTATCGGAATAACGATGAGCAAGCGGCCTTATATGCTCAGGGCCGCACGAAACCGGGTAAAGTGGTTACTCAAATAGCCCGTAATGGTAAGCACAATTCGAACCCCGCGAAGGCTTTCGATATAGCATTTAAAAACGAAAGCGGGGCCCTTGACTGGAGCCCCGCGTTATTCGAGAAATTTGCGGCCATTCTCGCCGAAAAATACCCCTCGGTAGAGTGGGGCGGCAAGTGGAAAAAGTTTAAAGACCGCCCACATTTTCAGGTTTAAAACCTGAGGTAAATCGGGTTAAGAGTTAACTCATATAACTCGCTACTAATTTGGTGGTGTCGATGAATATCGGCCGCCTTATTAGAATAGAGTAATTCGTGGCGCTCCTTTCTTAATTTAAGGATTCTAATCGCGTTGCTGAAATCATAAATTTGGGTTCTCATAGTTCTCTGTTTAAAAGGTTTTGGGCCAAATGGCGGGCCTCTTTTAGGCCGTTGACATAACCACGCGTCCCGTCTGAATAATTCAGTTGGTGGGGCTTATACACCTCGATTATTTTATCGAGTTGCTCGATTAGCTCAGAAAGGGAAGTCGTTACCGGGCTCATTCATTTGAGGTTTTTCGGTTGTGTCGATTGCTTCAACTTTCAGGCTAAGGAATTTCGACCCGTTTTTCGCGTCTTTTACCCAGCCAACCACGTTCAACGTTTGGTTTTTCCACTTGAGCGAGCCGCGATAGTCGGGGGCTTTCTCGTTTCCTTTTTTGTCGTTTCTGAATAGAGAGCCTTGGCCCTCCTTTTGTTCGTAAGTACTCATTTTATTTGGTTTTTAAATTATACATTTCATCGTTTGTGAGCCGATAAAGCTCGGCCATTATTACCCACATTCTCGCGTTATCCTCTATTGAGGGTCGGAGTGATCGCCGCACGGTCAAGATAACGAGCTCGCTTTTTAACTGCCTTATTCGTTCCTCGATTTCCATTCTTTCACGGCTTTTTTGTAGTGTTCTATTTTCGCTTTCACCTCATCGAGTGGCATTTTTAGCGGCTCGTTTCGGAGTAGCATTAATTTGCTCGCCCGCTCGAATCCGATTCGTTCGGTTAACCTGGGCGCGTATTCTAAAAGGTTTCCGTGTTTGTGCTGATTACATTCGACACATTGGCCGTGAACATTGTCCTCGTTAAATCTTAAATTTGGATAAGAGCCAACCGAGTAAAAATGCCCAGCGTCGTATTTAGCGGGGAGTGGTTTCCCGCAAGATATGCACGGCTCTTTTGCGTCTCTCAGGCGAATGAATTCATTAAATACCTTTTGGAGCTCGCGGCGGTACTGGCTAACGCTCTTAATGTTTTCCCGCATCCGCTTAATTTCACGCTTTGCCTTTTTCCGCTCGGTTACACGCCCCCATTCGATGAGGCAACTAGGTTTTACACACGTCGCTTGCAAGCTCGAGTAAGTTGGGGTAAACGGTTGTTTACAAACTTTACAACGTTTCATCGAATAGGGTTAATGGTTTTTTCGCTGGCTCTTTAATGCGCTCGAGTAATTCGAGGACTTGTTCACGTCTGTAATATTGTTGAAAGCTATTTTTAACGCTCTCTTTTGCTTGGTCGATTGTCATTTTTCAAATGGTTGTGGATTCGATGAGGTCGCGAAATTTCATAGCAGAGAGTGGTAAGCGGCTTACTTGTTTCGATGCCGTTCGCCAGCGCTCCGAAACGCGGCCGATTACTTTACACGTTCCATTTTTCGCGTGGAATAAAACGCGGTTAGTGTTGACGATGTCGAATGAACCGTCGGAGTTTTTAAAGATTCTCATATTTCTCGATTGCTTTAAATATTTCATAAACGACTTGAGGTACTATCGCATTTCCATACGCTTTTATGGATTCGGCGCGCCATTTTGGAAAGGTAATTCCGTCCAGTTCGCGGGAAAGCCCATCATTTCCGCCACAAACCGGGGGTTGAGTTGGGAAGGAATGCCATCGGCTTGAACGCCGAGTTCGCCATTCATTGCCAACTGGCTCAATGGCTTGTGAAGATGAATCCCCTCCGATAATTTCTTCAGTCGATAGGCCTCGAATGTTTCGGGTGTACGTAGCCGATTGTAATCGTTTGCATCGGGAGTCGGTAACATTCCCATTTTCATCATTAATGGTAAGGTCATTGAATGCATCGAACCCGGTTTGACCTGAGAGCTTTTCATATTTGCTTTGGCATTGGTTGAATCCATTGCCATTACGGTAGGCAACAAACCAAATTCGTTCGCGCTGGTGCGGGGCATTTGTCGCGCTCGCAGGTATAATAAAGGGCGCGACTTGATACCCAAGATTTTCCAAGTCAGAACACACCTCGTCGAATACCAGTCCCCCGTTCCAATTAGTAAGGCCGCGAACGTTTTCGCCCACAACGTAACGCGGGGCAATCTCTCGTATTGCTCTAAGCATTTCGGGCCATAAATGGCGCTCGTCCTCTTTTCCGAGTCGCTTTCCAGCGGCTGAGTACGGTTGGCAAGGGAATCCCCCGGTGAGAATATCAATTTGATTTGCATATTTAGTAAAATCGGTTTTGGTTATATCGTGAAAACTCTCGGCATTAGGCCAGTAATGTTTTAAAACTTTTTTACCGAATTCATTCCACTCGCAATGAAAGACGTTTTCCCATCCCATCCATTCGGCGGCGAGATCGAAACCTCCGATTCCTGAAAATAAAGAGCCGTGTTTCATAATTCGAAATAGTTTTCAGGTTGAATTTTTTGAGTGTCGGTGTAGTGCATTGTTTCGGGGGTGAAATTTACGTTCACGAACCCGGTTCGTCCGTTTCGATGTTTGGCGATTATAAACTCGGCGTTGTTAATTCCGCTATTCTTATTGTAATAATCCTCGCGATAAAGGAAACAAACGACGTCGGCATCTTGCTCAAGTGAACCCGAGTCGCGCAAATCGGAAAGCATCGGCCGTTTATCGGTTCGCGTTTCAAGCGATCGCGAAAGCTGGGCAAGTGCAATAACGGGGAGGTTGTTTTCCTTTGCGATTAGTTTTAAACCTCGGCTGATTGCGGAAACCTCTTGCTCTCGGTTAGCTCCCTTACTTTTCGGGCTCGAAATCAGTTGGACGTAGTCAATAAACACGGCCTCAATTTTAAACTTTTCTCTCAGGGTTCGAATTCGGGTTTTCAGGTCGTACACCGTAATGCCAGCGTTGTCATCAATAAAGATGGGGAGCGCGTTTAATTTATCGACCGTTTGGTAGTATTTCACTTTCGTTTCTTTATCGAGCCTATGTTTAGCCAGTTGCTCAGCATTAATTCCACTAAGCATCGAGGCGAGGCGGTAAACGAGTTGAACGCGGCCCATTTCGAGGGAAAAGAAAGCGACTGGTTTCCCACGCTCAGCCATATTTAGAAGGATGCTAAGGGCATAAGCCGTTTTACCCATACCGGGGCGAGCGGCAATATAAACGAGGTCGCTATTTTGATGGCCCCCGAGTACGTTGTCTATCGATCGTATTCCAGTTGGCAACCCACTCACCCCCGTTTGTTCGCGCATTTCGATATTGTGAGAGGTTTCAGGCGTGACGTTTGAAACGTGCGAGGTTTCGCCCTTTATGTTATCGCGAATGAGGTCGGTTAATTCAGTTGAAAATTGGTTATAAAGTTCGAACGGGTCGTTTTCGGGGGATAATGCGAGCTCAGCCATACGCGCCGCGCTTTTAGCTATTTCGCGTTTGAGGTACATTTCAGTTAACGCCAGCGCCCAAGCCTCAAGGTTAGCGGTTGAACTTACTCGGTTGGTTAGTTCGGAAATGTAAACGGGCCCACCCGCCGCCGTTAACTCTTTTGATTTTCGGAGTGTTTGGGTAACGGTTAAAATATCGATGGGCTCGTTATTATTTTTCAGTTTTAAAACCGAATGCATTATAAGCTCATTACGCGGGTCGAAAAACTTTTTAGGTGTTAGGATACCCTCAACTCGATTAAGTGCTTTAAAATCGAGCAAAATGGCTCCTAAGACTATTTTTTCGAGCTCGGTGTCACTCGGCGGTAAAAAAGTCGTTAAGTTCGGTGAAATTATTTGGGTTTTCATTGCTTAAATTTTGGTAGCTGATTCCGTTCTCGGAATGGGTTAGTACGGTATTGGGGGCTTTCACTTCGAGCCAACGGCCTCCCCTCATCTTTTGTCGCCAGTTTTTGACGGGTTGGCCTTTTGCATCGTGCCAATTCCCGTCGGTGTAGTATTGCCACGCTTTGGCTCCTTGCTCAGCGGTGGAACCTTGCTCGATGAACCATTGTTTCACCTCGTCAAGGGTCGGAGGTTCGAAATTCTTTTTTTGTATAGATTTTTTTTCTTTAGTATCCTTATCATTACCCTTATCATTATCATTATCATTATCGGCTTTTTTGGGTTTTGAAATAACCGAGTGGGTTTTTTGGGTTTCGTTGGAACCCATTGGGTTATTTGGGTTCTTAGGTGGGCGGCCACCTTTTAACCCGTTGGATTTGTTACGATTACACGTTTGCTCATAACGTTCGCAATCCCTTTGCCATTGGTTAATGAATGATGCAAGCGCCATTTTAATCCAAAATTCGGATGGCATTTCACCGCTCAAATGATAGTTGTAAATGGCTAAAAACAATTCGCCCGCTTGCTGGGTGTTGAGATCGCTCAGGATATTGAGCGAATCGAGATAAACGATAAAAGATTTTTTCATTTAAAAAATACGACTACCGCACACAACGGCGACCCCTCGCACGAATGTGCTTAAGCATTGCGGCGGTAGTCTGTATTTAATTTTTTCATAAGAGAGTCGCAGG